CAAATGATAAGGGGGGATAGTGAACAGACGTATCTTTTGGCGTCCACCATCTTTAATCAATCGAATATCATCTATAGGTTGATACTCTTTTTTTGGACTAATAGTATAGTATGGATCATAATCATATGAGTTTTCCTTCCACCATCTGAGATATCCTGGATCCTTAACGAGATCCATTTTAGTCATAATATTCCAGTAATTACCGGGGTATCCAGGACTCTTAGTATAGTCTACATATTCAGAAACCTCCTCTTCTGTAGCTACATTATCACTGCAGAGAGCTCCATAGTATTTGTCCAAAAACAAAGTAGAAAGTTTAAATGATGTCAGATTCTCAAAAGAAGTTTCCTTCTTTTGATCCCAACTTCGAAGAGTTTCATCTACGTTAGCCCTCACGGGTCTTACAACATAGAAAGCCTCACCTGCCTTATCTATTAAAGGTTGTTTGAACGGTCCATAATATTCAGAGAATTTAGACATAGACCGATAATATGTTAATTCTTCGTCTTTAAGACGTGTTGATGTTGGTACTTTTCCAACCAATTCGAGATTGTTGAATTTCCAATAATCCCATGTCTCTCGTAACATAGGATATGACCCCCATTTTTGTTTCGGGGCTGGGGGGGCCTTAAACCCCTCTATTTTAAAGGAATACAATAGTTGTTATGACCATGGGAGTTTGGTCCCGTAGTCATAACATGCAGACCCATAACCTGGTTGGTTAAGGCAGAAATTAAAATGGATCCACATGAATAATTTTCAGTGTTAACGGAATGACTCAATAGTTGAGTTTTAGTGTCATACATAACATCTGAAGTTCCAAAAGTTAATTGTCCTGTTTTAGGATTAATAGAGACAAAGTAACACAAAGAAGCGACAGAAGGCAGAGGACCAACTTTACAGCAGGTCGTGCCAGGTATCACAAGTTCTAAGACAGGAAGTTTCCAATACTTGAGAAGACCATTTCCACATGGTATCCACTTGAGAGGCTTAAGAAGATGATCCTTCTTGTCAATTTTAACATAAACACCATCAGTTAATTGATGTTCAGTAATGACCCAATACTTACCATCATCAAACTGTACTTTAGCCATTAAACCAAAAATCCTAGTACTGTTTTCAACACTTTCATGATAAAGAACAGTAGTAGATTTATGATATGGTAAAGGACTAGTCATCTGAGGATAAATAGAGGAAGCTTGAAGCTTAACCATGTTTCCATTAGACTTCTTTGATTTAGAAACAGGAGTTTTAACTGGTGGTACAACCCCAGCCTCCTTTTTATGTGGTCCCTTAAACTGACAGGTTTCACCCTTACAGCGCATTGGATCACATGGAGTCTCAGAACGTTTCTTTTTAGATTGTTGCCGACCTTGTCTTCTCTTATCCTTCAACGGGTCGTCTTTTTTGGATTTTGCTTCCTCCTTAGGTGGTTGTTTAACCTCATCCTTCGGTGGAAGTGGTGGAGGGCTTGGTAGAAGGGCCTGGACTTTTGCTCCAGGTTCTGTTCGTTTGTAATTGCCAACATCATATTGATTGTATATCTCAGCAAGATGTGAATTAATAAAGTTCATCTTGTCTGTTAGCTCACGAACTGCTTTAATAGCTACTTCATCATCTTTCGCCATGTGAGCTTGGATTTCGGAACGTATGTCCCAAAGACGATGAAACTCAAACGAATTACTATCCACTTCTTCCCTCTCTTCATCCCTCATTGCAGCACGAACCTGTCGCTTGTAATCCTCACGCTCCTCATCATTTAGTCGATTCCACAACTCCCGATTTCTGTTCTTGATATTAGAACCCATAGTCGCTCTCTTCTTACCCTCTTCAATAAGAGGTTCTGAAGTGGACGAAAAGGTATAATGCATAGCAAGAACTCCTCCAGATATCAAGCAAGCCAT